AACTATGTTTAAACTAGTTATGCCATATCCTAGTTGATTAATCGGTGAAACTATATTTATCATGTTGAAAATTTGTGGTTAGAGTAAGATACTATCATGCTTGGATCCAATATAATGTTATATTTTAATTTAGATAATTCTCTATGAAAAACAACGTGGTCTGGATCTACATATCCAGTTTTCCATTCTTTAGCACCATATCTTAGATTATTAATTAGACTCTTTTTATAAATAGCCATGCCACCAAAATTAGACCATACCTTTATAGGATCATCACCACGATTTAATACGATATAATTGTATGATGGAGTTCTTAGCAGATGAAGACTCTCAACGCCAACTGGTCTAAAAGCAAAAGAATCGTACATTAAATATTGACTCTTATCTACTTCTTCTAACTTAAGAGTATTAGTATTCTCTGTTAAAACGCCATAAGACGATACGCAAGCATTCGCCTCATCACTAAATAAAGTATACAGTCCATGACTTATACCTTCATATGACCAACCACCCTTTAAATCTATATCTACCATGCAAGCTAAATCATAATTTAAATCTTGCATATAATCCATATAATGATTTCTACAATTTGCTAATATTTTACATCTATTATAGTGCCAAGTATCATTGCCGTTATCTAGATCTTGTCTATAATTCTTATCATCTCTTTTAGTTGACACAAAATATAATTTATCGGACTTGTATTTGTTTAATATTTCTACAGTATTGTCAGATGAATCATTCTCATATAGAAATATATGGTAGTCTTTGAACATCTTACCTGTTCTGTGAAGTCTTAGAATATTTCTTTCTAATACCTCTCCAACGTCCCTACATATGCCGCAAAAAATTATAGTCTTTTGTTTACATATTTCTTGTCCAGCTTTTATTTTATATTTATATAGAGCTTCCTTGTTTTTTTTTATTGCAAAAATATCTTCTGGAAAATCAGTATAAGTTTTCGGTTTTAAAGGTTCGAAAAGAAAAACCATCTTGGTAAAGATTCCGTTTCTTGAGTCGAGTTGACAAGTTCTAAATATTTAATTATTTCTTCCATAGATCCAAAAATATGTTCGTGAGGCAACATAAAAAATAGCCAATTTGGGGCGTGCTGCTTGCCCTGTTCGCACCAAATTAAGATAGGTTTTTTTTGTCTATTAGCTGTTGTGATTTCTTCATAGCTACCACATGCATGAGTTGTTATATCTATATGTGCTATAATAAAATCGGACACATCTACGCATCTTAAATCTGCACGACGTATAATTCCAAATTTTTCCCTTATTTTTTCGTATTGCCCAGTTTCCTTATAATATTCTATCCAGTATCTAGAATATTCCTCAGATGCATTATGTATTACTTTTTTACACGGGTCTATGACCTTAATACCTAAGTTTTTTAGCTGTGGGGTAATTCTTTCTCTCCAATTAACTCCACCATCTTTGACGCGATCCATCGCTCCAACCAAATAGGTTCGCGTGTTTTCTAGGTTATTTATTGAAGCCATCGTCTATACTCCACCAAAGTTTATTTATACCTAATGATCTCAATATCTGTTCACACCTGTCGCACGGTTTACTACAGCGAAGCTTTCCGTGTTTATTTAAGCGTATAATTACCATTTTTAGACTACTATCTATATAGTACTTCCCCCAAAGTCTAGAAATTAAATCGGTTTCAGCGTGTAGATATGGATGTTCTATTTCTGTATTAAATCTCTTGGATAAAACAATGGCTTGAGGATGTGTTTTCTCGGGATTATTTTGTCCTATGGCTAACAATTTATTTTTTTTGTATCCGAAAGCAAAATGAAAAAATTTATTTTTTGTATTTCTTTCTTCTTTAGCTTTTGGCAAAAGCGACAATGCTATATCTAAGGATTGATGTATTATATTCATTTTTTAAGCGCTATAGATAAAAATTCTTGAATGCTAGACGGTTGCGGATTAATACTACTAAATATGAGTTTTGCTTTTTTCTTTGCTTCTGACTTTTTAAAACCTAAAGTATATAGAGCTTCGACACAATCTAAATATAATTGCTGTGACTCAAAACTAGCCACAGTGGCACATTTAACTGGTTCCTCTACATAGCCGATAGTCACATAATCAAAATGTTTAAGATCTACCGTTTTACCTTCAATATATGCTTGATAAGCATAGTATAAAAATACTCCAATAAATGCTAACGCACATACGTGACCTACATATTCACTTGGTTGTGGATTCATGAGCTTCTCCTAGCGTATTATTGCATTATAGTGGATACATCGTCATTTGTCAAGCTAGAGCATTAATAAAAATGGCCCGTAAGCATCCTTGCAAACGGGCCATATATTACATCTAATTTATTAGATTGTCACAGTTCAATCTTTTCTTTACCTTCTGATACAGTATTAGATGGTCCCAGAGAAATTTCGTCTGCCATGACGCAGATAGAGTTCTTTGTGTTACCATCTTTATCCTGATAATCGTCTATCTTAATTTTTCCTTGAACGCCAACTAATCTGCCCTTAAGTAGATGACCTTTTAGGGCTTCTGCCATCTTTCCAAAACATAGAACATTTAAAAATAATGTATCTTCATTACGACGATCATTAACAGCCATGCGAAATTTAGCCATAGTTGTACCCTTCTGGGTTACACTAACTTCTGCATCTTTTGTTAGTCTGCCGCACCCAAGCCAAGTATTAATATTCATACAATCATACCTCCAGTGCTGAACGAATTTTTCCACGAACAACTTGTGTATCACCATGATTATAAGTGCCTAGTGTTGCACTATAAATCTTGCGAGCAAACTTCCTTGAAATACCTAGAAGGCGAGCGGCAAACTCCGTATCTTCTCTTGTATTGAGAAAAAATCCTAGTCCAGACTTGTGAGCAAGCGCCGTAATTGGATTTAGAGTAAAACCTCTCCAAAAACCACTTTGAATCTTTGCAACAACCTTGTTATCGCTAACATCCCAGTGATATGAGTTTGCAACATTACCCAACTTATTGAAAAATTCACTATACTTCATAACTAATCTCCTATAATTACTAATTATTTAATACTAACTGCTGTGCTGGCGTTGTCAATGTCAGCATTTTCTTCCATCTCATCTATCTCTTCTAAACCTCTAGCTATATATTGCTTGAGTTTAGTAATTTCTTCTTCTATCAATTGTTTTTGTTTGTGTAGCTCCTCAACTCTAATATGCACATTTTGTAGATGTGCTTTTGCCATATCTATTACTGACATATTCTCTCCTACTTATGTTATAGTTTGTATCCAGTTTAAAAACACTAGTACTTTTGTTGATATGTAAGATAATCTAATACTTGTCTGTGCGTCCAAGAAACTTGATATTCGCCGTCGCTTGCTAGTTCGCACACTTCTTGATATTCTTTTTGTATTTTACAAATAATATGAGCTAAAAATTCTAGCTGATCTTTTTTAATACAATCCTCTATTACTGCTAACATAGGACCGATATCGTATTGATCTTCTTGATTATTAGGTTTCATATAATTTTAACTCTATATCAGCTTCTTGAAATAAAGTTTGCGAAAGAGCAAATTCATCTTTCCATCTTTCTGGTATATTATTATATGATACAACTCTATAAATTCCTGTCTGAATAATCATACTTGCACATCGTGGACATGGCATAAAAGGATAAGTATATAAAGTACAGAATTCTAGAGATTTATTTGCAAATAAAATAGCATTCATTTCCCCATGAACAATAATCTTATATTTTGTATCTCTATTCTCTAACCTGTCATCGTCAGATATATTCTGAGGAAAACCATTGTATCCTATAGAGACTACCCTATTTTCATGATCTGCAACCACTGCACCAACTTGGGTTGATGGGTCTTTTGACCAAGTAGAAACAAATTTAGCTAAATCTAAAAATCTTAAATCCCATTTATTTAAGTTTAATGCACTCATACCATAATAATCCTAAATTAGCAAAAACATATCCGGCCCACATCACACCGTGCGGTTTATCTCCCTGTTTAAAACAACTAATACATGTGAATAAATAACACAGTGTTGATATTATAATAGCTGGAATCGCCATCATACATTCCTATCAAAGTGTATTCTATTAACTTTAATAAATTCTGCGCATTTAGGTAAATCTTTTAAGCACGTTGAACCAACATACGCACATGCACTTCTAATGCCTCCAAGTATATCATTCATAACGTCTATAACATCACCCTTAAATGGTACGGTTACTACTCTACCTTCGCTAGATCTATATTGTTTTATGCCGCCATATTTTTCTTGTGCTTTATGAGAACTCATACCATAAAATGTAAGAGATACTTTTCTACGTTCTGTATCATATCCGGGTTGTATCGGTTGCCAAAATTGTTGTCCAGCATTACACGGTTTGGTTAAATATTCATACTTCCACTCTCCTTCGCACTGTTCTGTTCCAGCTAACATGCCGCCGAGCATTACAAAGTCAGCGTTAGCAGCGAATGCTTTTACAACATCAGCTGGCGTTCTACATCCCCCATCAGCACAAATTAATCCCAATCTTCTGTCTCCGTTTTTCAAACCGTGAGCCGCGTGTGAACACTCTGCGATTGCTGATAGTTGAGGATATCCAACTCCGGTTTTTAATCTTGTTGTGCAGGCTGAACCGGGACCAATGCCAACTTTAACTATATCCACGCCACCATGCAAAATCAACTCTTGAACCATCTCTGGAGTACATACATTACCAGCCATAATTATAGGATTATGTCCACAATGCTGCCTGACCAGCTTACAAAAATGTACAAAATTATCTGTATAACCATTAGCAACGTCTATACAAATATTTGGACAGCTACCAAGTCTTTCACAGATTCTAGAAAGTTTGTCGATTTCCTTTTCTTGTATGCCCATGCTATACCATATATTATTAATATCATAATTAATATGATTATATTGACTTTCATCATAGTGCTTATGTAAGCATGTAATCATATTCAATTTACTTAATGCTCTACCCATATCAAATGTGCCAGTAGTATCCATATTTGAACTACAAATTGGTACTCCGCTCCACTGTCTAGAAGAATGATAAAAAGTGAAGTGTCTATCGACCAACACACTGACCCTTGATGCGGCCTGGGATCTCTGTGGAACGAGTAAGACATCATCAAAATCTAATTTAGTATCATTAATAATTTTCATAATAATTATCTCCTATGTATATATGGTGCGTGAAGGATTCGAACCTCCGAAGCCGAAGCATCTGATCTACAGTCAGACCCATTTGACCACTCTGGAAACGCACCGAAAATAACGGGACAGATTTCTCCATCCCATTATATTCATTTCGATTCAATCAAACACTAACAACTTCACGATTAAGACGCTTAGATAGAACCTCATTGATTTTATCCATCTTAGCAGTAACTTCTACAACCCATTGACGATTACGCTTCTTGGTAGCAACATAAGACTTATCATTTTCGGTCATATGAATAACCTTATCAAAAACAGAGTCAAACTTGGAAACTACTTCATATCTACAAGTACGAAGCTTTTGAAACTTATGATCTGTAGGAACGCTAACAACATCTCGCGGATTAACCTTGCAAATCATAAGATGATTACCACCATCATTACCGTCACCGTATTCATCTAGATTAATGCCGCCATAATTCTTTGCATAGTCAATAGCCCCAACATGTAGACCTTTACCGCACCCATTGTCACGATTACTATCTACCTGATTACGAGGAACTTCGCACACATTACCAACAGAATTATCAAACTTGCCAGAATAAATATCCTTATAATCATTACGCACAGCTTTATATGCCAAGAAACAACCATCATAAGTAATGGGCATGTTCTTATTTTCCATGAAATCAAAAAGCTCCACAATAGCGTGATCAGAGGGATTCTGACTAAGATTGTCGAGGAAATTCAACATCGGTTCAAACGGGAAACCTTGCTTGACCATATCAAGAATTGTACCGGTAAACATATCGGGCATCTTGATACCATCCCAACTCAGCGAACCATCGGAACAATTAACATAACCCTCGCAATATGCATTTATATGCGAAACAATATCATAGCAAGCCTCAAAATGCTCAACATTATTAGACTTAAGATGATTAACCAACTTATTATAATTTGGGTGAGACTTGCCAAAGCAATATGTCTGACCACTCACAACGGCAGTAACATTACCATCATTTGCAATAATATACTTTGTAGACATAATATTTCTCCTAGTTAATTCACATACAACTCAGAATATTGGACATATTTTCAGCAGACTCAATCGTGTCAATGTAGTCGGCCACAATCTTAACATCATTTTGACTAACGTTGCCATAGTATCCCATATTAGCAATTACCTTGAGCATAGGATACTTCTGTACAGCGTTATCAAATCTCTTAGAGAATTTTGTGTTATCAATTTTTGTTGCAGACAAGTCAACGCTATCACAATTCGGGATAATACTACTCATAGCACGAACAAGTTCCATTTCATGTCGCATAGAAGTTATACGCTTCTCATACTCATTATACTCAGCGACAACCTTCTTTGCTTCATTGTCTGTTTTTGTAGCACTAAAGATGTTTGCAAACTTTTCATTTCTATGAGCCGACAAGCCAAACCGCACATTACAGTCGATAATATCTTGCTTGTGGTCTGCAACAGCCTTATTGAAAACTGTACGCATAACACTAACAGCATCATTCCAGTTGGAACGCTCTACAAGCTTGCGATTCTTAATCACAGAAGGTTTAACGGCATAGAACGTCATGCCATCAACCTCGTCTGGATAATGCTTGTGCATATAAGCAAGAGCATTTACGATATAGCTCGTATCCATACCCTTGTATCCAATGGTGATGTTACCCTTAGATTCAGTGAAATAGTACGCATTCTCATACTTTACACTCATATTGCACTCTTCAAATCGGCCAGTTTCTTCATTAAAGACTTGGATATGAATGGGCGGAAGACCGTCACTAGAACCAGAACTGCTTCTATCGTAGGTGATCTTGGGCAAACTAGAAGTCAGCACAACATCATCTTTGGTCGCTCCGCCAAGTATATCATACAAACCGTTGTTGTCAACAGCCTCACCGTCCTTAAGTTTGTACACATAGCACTTTTGTTCATCACCATATGATTTTTGATTTTCACGCATGAATTGCTTGATGCGACTCAGACCGCCGCGAGTCAAATCATCAACAAATACCTTCATATCGCCAGTAAAGTTGACGAACTCAACATCTTTAGAGCTATTGATCTTCTTACGATAAGAAGACTTACTGAGGAATGTGAGTGAAAGCTTGTCCTTAACATTGATGCTCTCATTAACAATATTGTCGAAAAGCTTCTGGCCGTTCCAAGTAATAGACTTCTGAAGCGATTCAATAGCATTCTTGATAGAAGAACACTGATCGCTAATCTGAACATACTTGATACGAGCCTTATAAAGCGAAGGCTGGCTCTTAATCTGATCCTCAATCTTAGATGCAATTTCGGAAGTAATACGATTAACGATACTCTTGATATTAATCTTAGTATCCTTGCTATAGGACAAGGATTCACGACTAGGAGTAATATCGACATCGCCAATATTTACAAAGATGCGAAGACCATCAGAATACTGGATGAATCGCGATTCTTTATTATCGCCGTCGCCCATGATTTGGAAATGATCAACGGGGTAAGCAATTTGACCCATGATAATCAAGTTGTTGTCAGCATTGTCATCAAAATACCAACCATCACCAGCAAGCACCTTATCAATCTTATTAAAGGCGATCTTCTCGCCAACAAAATTGGGCCTCACGGTAAAAAATTCATAGACTTTCTTAGCTTCAACGTGAAAACGATTAACGTCGTGCGAATTCACTTGAATAGAAACCTTGATACCGTTGGGTTCATTGGTATCGGTTTCGTGCATAAGAGAGAATACGGGGCTACCGTCTTCATTCTTATATGCATTATAAACACGCTGCTTACCATCAAGGTACGCTTCCACGGTAAAACTATCAGCGTAGGCAAACGGAGCCTTGCTTCCAAGACCAAGACAACCAACAGCATCGTTGCTATTGTTACGAGTACTACGGAAATACGTAGTATACAGTTGCATACAATTGTCGTGATTCATGCTAGTGCCGTAATCACGAATAAAGAAAACAGGATTGAGTTGTGTGGGAAGATGAACGTCAAACGGAACCTCACGCTTACCAGCATCCACATGGGAATCATAAGCGTTGGTCGAAAGTTCACGAACAACAGCAAGAATTTTGTTGGAATAAAGCCCGTCAGACAGAATGAAGAAAGCCTTAGACGATGCTTCGATGCTATACTTAGACTCTTCAAATGTGCCAGACTTCTCAATAACGTTTGTACCGCTGTGCAATTTCATAAACGCAAACTCCTTACAAGTGCTAATTGATCGAACGTGCTATGAGTATAACACACTTATCGGCTGTGTCAAGTGTCGTTCTTAATTTTTTTCTTCGACGCAAAAAGAAATTGGTTCTACAACCAAATCATCAATATATCCATCAACATAATCATGCCATTCATCCAAAAACGCTTTCACAATATTTATATCTTCAACGCAATATTTATAGGAATGATAATCGTTAATCTCGTCATTCCATAAAATAACGCTATCGTAGGTTATTTCTATATTATCAATATTTTCTTTAAAATGTTTTGATGCTAAAATTTGTATTGGTGAATATTTGGTGTTTTTAGTAGCACGAACAATATCACTTTTAGACATTAAAAGTCTAATCTTCATTTCCAGCCTAAAGCCTCCGATACCATTGGTAATTCTGAAATAAAAATACTCTTACATTTTTCCGCAATATCCATGTGTTCTTTTTGAGTGCCATTGGATGAGCGTAGTGTTATGTAATGTATCCACGATCTGACGCTTCCGCTAACATATATTCTAGTCGGAGTGGCTAGAGGTAACACAAATCTAGCACACTCTTTTGCGATTCCATCAGCAATCATTCCATCATATATTGCTTTCGCTTTTGCAAAATGTTGTCTGATTTGACTATGCCATTTGCTCTTGACTTCATCTGGTATATCGTCAATACTGTTTTGTCTGTTTTTAGTATCTTGGCGGCGTAATTCAAATAAAGGAATATCTTCTGCTAATAGTGTAGCATCAGCATATCGTTGACTAAACTCTTGAAAAGTAAAACTTCTATGACGAAGAATCTGTGCAGCTATTCCTCTACTGGTATTGATTTCAACGGTCAAAAACGCTTGCTCAAAAATAGACCAATGTTGATGATCTATACAATATTTAAGTAGTTTAGAGTAATTGTCATTGTTCTGATTACTAGGATTTGATACCCTAGCACAGTATGACATTAGCTTTTCTGCATCTGGGGAAATAGATACTAATTTTGCACAATTCATTTTTTACCTCAACATCATTATAGCAATCGTACACCTCTTTGTCAACTATTTTTCTTCTTGGCCATAATATTTCTAATCCAAGGTAGAAATTTGCTGATTCTTGTGTGACCAGATTCATCCCCATAATTGGAGTCTGGCTTTTTATCTTGAGCTAAAACGCAAGAATTTATTCCAGCTAATTTATTACCTATAAATAATCCTCCTCCGCTATCTCCACTTGAAATCAAAAATTCTAATGCTGTTTTTTTATTACGAGATAAAGTACAAATTAATAAATCTCTATCTATACCATCTATGTGATTTGATCCTGCTCGTTGGATATTATCAGATTTTGTTGCACCAGTATTAAATGTTCCTGTTAAACCATATCCAGAGATTGAGCATATTTTACCAACTTCATCCTCAGTATCATAAAGCGGTGGATAAAAATCTAGTCCCAAATCTTCTTCTATATATCCAATAGCTATATCCCCAAATCCAAATCCACCCTCTTCAAAATCTTTATGTATGATTATATCTTTGACTTGATAGGCTTTATCTTCTTTATGAAGTACACATATCTTATTATTTTTAACAACATGGGCGGCAGTTAAAATCCAATGTGAATCTATTGCTACCGCTGATGCACAAAATCTACCACCATCTTCATAAGAGCCACATATTTTATATATATATTTGAAATCTTTAGCGTATTCTATATATTTTGTGTCTGGTACGTTTGGGTCAATTGTTCCAACGTAGCATATTGATAATCCTAATAAAAATATTGGTATATATAGGCTTTTGAGTATATTGTTCATGATATGGCCTCTGTTGAAGTTTAAATCTATAATTATAACAGTCGTTAACCACATCCTTATTCCAACTCTTATAGTCCATCAAGTGCCCAAAAGTTAAATGGCAAGATTTAGCACATAATGTTATTAGATTTGTCGGATCTAACTCTCTTGATGGGTTCATATGAAAAGGTTCTATATGATGAACTTCAACGTCTTTTGTCCTACCGCACGCCTGACATTCTGGCTGATTTTTTAGGTGTTCTTTTCTTGTATTGCTCCATTGTGACGATCTAGAAAAACCATAAAACAAATTAAACATATTATGATGCACTAATATCCTGATGTTCTATACGGGGTGCTATATTTGTCATATCTTGTGATTCTTTAATTTCTATGCATAAAACTTTATTGGATAAATCCACATTATTTGCGTATTTATTAAGCATATTAAATATGTGTTTGCATAAATATTGACAGTCTAGATTTTTATTTAAAGAAATATAAGATTGCATTATTCTTGATCTTCTTGATATATATATATACGTAAGCCTAGCATTGTGGCATCGTCCTCATTTTCGCCATGATTCCATTCTGGTTCCATATAATCACTTTTTGCTTTCTATTTGTGTTTCTTGATTTTCTTTTTTAATTTTTGAAGATATTTATCCTCTGCTAATTCTTCTGGACTTTTTTCTTCTTTCTTTCGTAATTTTTTATATATCTTTTTCCAGAAACTCATATTATATCCTTATATTAAGTGGAGGCGGCGGGTTCTGCCCCCGCGTCACGTTATATTTCTAATTATATTTTCTACAAGTTTATTTTATTCATGAATTAAATTGGAGTACAGAATAAACAAGACTAATCCAATCTTACCAACTTCTCTTAACCTACAACCCGTTGGACATTGTAAGTGCAGAGGGATTTAACGACAGACTTTTGATCCCTACCCTCATTCGGTATCGCAGTCTGTTACTGCCTTTTTTTGTCAGGCAGCAAGGGCTAACTGATTTGTGCCAGTTAAAGCATTTGGTAGATTTTTAAAGTGGCCATTCCACCAACCACTACTTGCTTACATAATCTTCTATATCCGCTCGATTCTATTTCGCCCCCTATTTCAGAAATGTTAGTAATTTATCGGGACCATAATAACCAGTTTGTCTGCTTAGTTCTTTACCGTCTTGAAAAATTATAAATGTTGGTACAACTTTCACTTTATAACCTTTTACTATATCACCGTCTTCGTCATAATCTAGATCAATAATAGTATATTGTTTTATAGCTTCTGATAACTTTGTGTTATTTTTTATATCGTTTTGTGCTACTGAGCAGTGTTGACACCATTTTGCTCCAAATATTAGTAGAATTTTTTCTGAATCTTTAGCATAACAGCAAAGTGTTGCAAATGATATTAAAAAAGATAAAATGAATATTTTACAGTTACTCATTATAATGCCTCCAATGCTATAAATATCTCCTTATATTTATACACCTAAGTCCATAGATGGTGGCGTATTTTAATCAATTCTATGAGCATTTCTGTGTCTTCTTTTTCTTGATAAAGTTCTTGTTTTCTGTGATTTTTCCACCATTCGTATAAAATCTGTATTTTTATAGCACTTTTTGCTTGCTCTGTCAATTCCCCATCGTCACCCCTAAGATTGCTGGCCCAATTAAAATAATCGTAGGCAGCTTCTATACATCTACCATTTTTAAAATTATAGTGTTTATCCTTATTCCATAGACTAGTGTGCGCTAATTCTATTTCAACAAATTTTGTTAATTCATTAAATAATCCATGCATGATGCGGGTATCAAGGTCATAATATTGCCCTGGTTGCAATCCAGTTTCCAAATATTGTAATTTGTCAATAAATCTATTACATATATAGTCTCTTACTGTTGAATAAATATCATATGGAAAATAAAATATATCTTGCAACTTTATTAGAACTGTGTCGCTTAACCAATAACGGAATGGGCGCTTTTTATTTTGTTCATCACTCCATTTTGCCCATTGTTCCAATTCAAGTGCATACGGCTTTTTCTCTCCGCGAATTATATCAGCTAGTTTAGAGCAACTCCAGTGATGTAATCTATGTTTTATCATTATATTGACCATTCTTTTTGTAATTTGTCCAACGTGAGCTTTACTATACTATCATCGTGGTAGCAGTCATATTCAGAATCAGCAAGTTCATCATGTTTTTCTTTCCAAGCATAATACAACACATTCATCACGCACTGACCATATCTCCAATTAAAACTGCGAAAAGTTTTATCGACTAGATCTAGAAAATATTCATACGACATAATATTTACCAAATATTTTGATATATTCCTGGCAACAGTCTTGGTTCGTATGGTTTAACTATCCAGCCCAGTTTCATTAAATCTAATGAGATTTCATCTGTGACAACACTTTCTGATACATAACCCTCTTTATCTGCCATACCAGAACAATACCAATCAATATAATCTTCTTTTTGTTCAGAATCTTCTATATTCATATTTCTAATATTGGCCACTATTCCACCGCTCGCTCTCCACGAACAAGTCCATTCATGTTCACCATAAAAAAATCTATTATTACACATAGCAGCATATAAATTTTGGCTATATACTCTGCTATGTTTACACTTATTCACTATTGTTTCGCTTGAGAATAAATCTGATTCTAAATCTGGTTTCATACTGCCTCTAAATTATAGGTTTCTAATTCATTTAAACACTTAAAATCAGTACCATTTACTTTCATATTCCATGACTGATGGTGGTGTCCAAATAGCCAAATCTTAGGTTGATGAATCTTAAATAATTCACTTAATGCCCAATTAGTATTATTTTCATATATTTTACTGCCAGGAGGAAGCAAATACGACACAATATCCATTGGAGCATCATGAGTGATAACAATATCAGGCTTAACAGTATAATACAATTCCCTGGCTTTCATAAAATTTTCAATATTCACCTGTTCGTTTTCCCACCAGTCAATACCTATTGTACGATATTGTCTATCAATACTATAAGCCCCACGATAATAAAAGAATTCTACTTTATTTAAACTAGTATAACCATAGTCTCCCAAAAAATGAGGATAGTTATAACATCTATCGTAATTATCGTGATTTCCTGGGATAATCAAATGCTTTGTTGAATCAACATTATCCAAAGTATCATATCTAAAGCCAAAATCGCCCAGTTGAACAGTATATGGGTAATCCTTTGTGCGTCGAATTATCTTGTGGTAACGATCATACTTACCGTGAATATCACCAATTACGGTAATCATTATGCTAAGTCCTTTTGTTTCATTTTGATCAATTCAATAACATATCGTGCCGTATCTGGCACATTACTACCACCCATATAATAACTACCAATAAAATCAAACATATTCAAATTTTTAGTATTAAATTCAGTATAGTATTCTGGATCATATTCCATACGAATATAGTCCCCCACACTATTACCAAATGCCATAATCTGGTTGTATAATTTAGTTGTCATGGTTTTTATATTGATCTAGGTTGAAACACTGGGTCATTGTATCAAACAATTTATTAATATGTAGATCGAGTAATGCTCTTACTCCTTCAACAGCATTAACAATTTCATCCTTGTCTAAATCTCTCTCTAATACCGCTTCGCTGATAGAGCCAAGATTATCAACAAAAGTATGTAGAAAACTAATCTCATTCTCTAGGTCAAATCGGTCTTTCATAGTCTGGGTTCTCCAAATAGTAGTTATGTTTTATAGAAGTTTCTGGTTCGCCATATTCGTTGTAGTCAGCGTTATGTTAATCGAATAAGCCCAATACCGATTGCCGTTGGAATGTGGACGTGTGCGTTAAAACTATCGTCAGGATGGTCATAGAGTGCGTTTGTTTTTACATCCACAAGTCCTGGAAAATATCGTCCTCGCCAGTAAAACATCGATTCGCGTCGTTCCAGCACATTGCCAGATGATGCGACAACATAACAACGCGATGGACGCGAAGCCCCATCAACGTCTTTTTGTTGTTCCTTGGAATCACTCATGGTTCAAACCTTTCTTGTTGGGGCTCGGTCATCGCTGGCGTTCATTTCATCTCTATGCCATTGTATCACAGAGTCTAGTGCTTCGTCAAGACTTTTAAAATAATGCAGCCGGTCTGGCCCAAGAACATATGAATATATTTGAACTCCTGTAATTTTAAGTTCACAATTTTTATCTTCCCAATAGTTTCCAAAGTCTAATGAGATATGTCCTTCGCTACTTTTACAAAATCCATCACTGAACTCAAAATAATGGTCATATGCTTCTTTGAGAAGTTGTCGTATTTGTATTAGTTTATCGAAATCATTTTTATCCATAAATGCCTCATTGTCATATTAATTCCATCAACGTAACAAACTTATATTTTATCTTTTAATTTCCGTATTCCTCAATCAGTTGAGAATAGTGCTTATCCATTATGTAGTAGATCGTAAGGTGATCAAATAAATAAGTTTTTGATGATCCGCATTTTTCTTTGTGGTATTGTTCTAGAGTTATAGTCTCAATCCCCAAATGTTCAAATTCCCATTTTTGTCTATAGTTAGCACACACTACGGTCGATCTTTGATGTTTTGCTTGATTTATAATTCTAGTTGATCTTCCTGTTTGTCTTTCACGATCTTCTTGCTTTAATAAGGAAGATTTAAGATTTTTTATATGCTCTACAAAGTTATTCATTTGATTCATACAAACAATCTATCCTGTAGTAAGTCTCTAACCATTTCCGTTACATTAATTCCATTAACAATAATATCATTGTCTCCAAAATCAATAGGGTTGGATGGAATCTGTTGGGCCACTCTATTATAAAGCCAGAAGATAACAAACTTTTGTTCTTTTGTTAGATTATTCATTATTTAATTCCTTTGTCTGTTCTGAAACAGCGATAGGGGTGTCTGAATTAACTATTGCTTTCCATGACGATATTATATTCCACGTATGATTTGATAATAATCTATAATGCAAATAGTTTATATCAATAATTTTCCCTTCTTTGATTCTAATGTTTGCTACTCTAAAATCCTCAAAAGTTTCTGGTTTTTCTATTGGGCCGCTTTCATATTTCGCATGTTCAACCCATGTTTGGGTAAGATCCCTAACATTAAAATTAAGAGAGCCTCTCATTACCGGCATGAAATAATCTTTGCGACCAACCGGCTGAATAACATCACCATACATAACCCATTCATTACAATACTCAAAATATTCTAACTCTATACTTTTCATAAGAACAATTTCTCTTCGTCCCCAAGCATGAGTACTTTCTACATTACCAGCAACTTGTGTTGATGTTATTGTTTGTCGATCAACTGGTTTAAATTTAACGTGTGTTTTTTTCATATTCTTTTCGTGTAAAGGATTTAGCACCAGAGCAGTAATTAAGCACAGAAGTGCTATTATTGTACTTCCGCAGCAGACTGTTGCTAATTGATAGTATATCTTCATGATATTAACTCTACAAATTTCCATACTCCTAGTCCCATAAGACATAATAGTGTTATCATACCTAAAGTTGCTAGGGTTGCTACTAAACAAAATAGTAATTTAAATACTGGGTCAGGCTCATACATAATCAACGCACTCTACTTTCTTTATTGTTCGCCTATTAATACATTCATTTACTTTATGTATAGTGTTAAATTCTCTCGGAAGATCAGAATATCCTGTAATATAGTGCCAAAAAAACCATCCTTTTTCTAAGATTTGATACCATTCTTCTCCATTACCATTAACAAATTTACAAATTTTGTATTTAGTCATATCCTATTTCCCATATAATATTTTTAAAATCTTTTAATCCTTTTTCGCTGCTCACCATCGGATAATATCCCCAGAGATATACCACATTTCCTCTTGTCCAACCAAGTTCATCTGGTATGCAAAACCATACTGGAATATTGGTTTCTAAAGTATAGTGCTGACCAATAGGTATTAGTAATAAAATCAATAAATAAATATATTTCATTCCATTCCTCCCATCAGCCACTTTGTAACATCTATGGGATGAGTATTACTAAACTGTGGAGTTGAACTAATATAACCAGCAGCCATAGATATTACAACATTTTGTTTTTCAATCACTCGTTCTAAATCTTTGATCCTCTGAAAATTATTAAGATCAGACTGAAACGTATTCTTTAATTTAATATCTTGCTCTTCAGTTTTCTTTTGTAAGGGGATGATCCTTGTTGTCCATAATTCATCTATGTCTTTCTTTCTTTGCTCTTCTGCTTTTGCTAATTTTTCTTCTAATTCTCTATAACTTTTGTCTGGAGCATAAACTCGTGCTGTGCATTTTTCATATTCTTCTTGTTGTTTATTTTTAACACTAATAATTTGTTTTAATGTGATAATTTTTTCAATTAATTCAGCTCTACTTAAATAGTCATAGTCGTTCATTTATTATCCTCTCTTAATACTTTGAGTTCTATTGCTGATGTTAATAGTAAGTGTTTATTTTGTATATTACAACCTTTTTTCCAATCTATAATCTTTTGTTCAATTATGTGATAACTTTCAGCACTTAATTTATCAACAGTAGAAAATACCAGAACATCATCTGGTTTTAAACTCATAACTGATATTTGTGGTAGATCATTCATTTCCTAACTCCTGTTTCATTATTTTTCCTTTTATTTGATATAAGTTGATAGTTAATATGCTTTTTGATATTTTTTATCACACTAGCAATTTTATTAATTAAGTCTTTACCCGTTATTATTTTACCATCAATTTCAGTATACGAATCACCAATATGAATAGATAGTTGTTCAAAAACTCTCATCATATCATCTGTTATACTGTGGTCAAGATACTCCAACTCACCTTTTAATCCCTTTATTGCCCAAGTTTTTAAATGTAATTCGTTTTTGAGTTGAGAATTTTCTAATTTTGTTTCATAATCTCTTTCTATCCATGGAAAATTTCTAGTTAGTTTTTGATAGAATTTTAGATTCTCACGATATTTTTTATTGCTGTTTTGAAGTTTCTTAATCTTTTTTTCTAGTCGTTGAATTCTAATTTGTTCTGGTGATGGTATTGAATAATTCTTTTCATCTCTTTTGTCAGGAAAAAAGGGCCACTCTAATGCTAGTTCGTTTAAAAGATCATATGGTTTCTTATGAATTATATCACAATAAAAAGGGTCTTTGTCTGAACCAGCAATTTGATGATATTTTTGGGGCCAAATGTCCCATAATTCCATCATTATAATTTGGCCGTACCTTAATCGTTCAGACTCAGGCTTGTCACCTTGATCCACTAATCTTTGTTCAATATTTTTGATAAATTGTTGATATGTCATTTTCCAACCTTAACTATTTCAAAACCCCAACCAAAAATTCTAAAATTAAAACCTTTTCCCCAATCGTATGTATAATAATAAATCTCAGTTGTCAAATCGAGACTGAAGCCCCACTGATATAAATCATCACTAGGTTCCCAATTAGTGTCAATCTTGGGTCTTTTATAAAACAGAAAGTTCAACGGATGAAACCACTTTATATCAATCATTGTTGTGCCTGTTTTTCAATAGAAGTTTTCCAATTAAAAGTTGTTACCCCTTCTTTATCAACAGTCCAATAAGCAGCATTATGATTTATTGCTTCTTTTTTCATTTGAGTGACTCCTATGTAACATCCAAAAAAAAATCCAAAAAGCAAACAAATAAAACCAAAAGCAATAGCAAGACATTCACATCTATCAAACATATTCTTTATTCCTTCAGTAAAAAGTCATTATTTATAGCCTTGAAACTGATATTTCCGCACATACTCCTAATTACTATTCCCTATCGTCCTATAAAATCTAAAGTATTCATATTTATACTTCCAGTATTTCGCCTATGCCTTCTAAAATGCTTTTCCTAACTCCCTTACTCATATTGCTCAACAAGATATGACTTTTAAAAAAGTCCTCACCCTTTTCTTTAACAATAACTCCAAAAGCATTTCGTGTCCACCCGGTAGATAATGAACGAACATCTTTAAAATCAATCTCAACATTAAAGCCAAGATCAATTTCTTCAAGAATACTTTTTCTTAATTCAGTAGCAAGTTTAGTGCTACTCAAATCAGAGCCGTACATATCTTTAATATCGTAATAAATTAGTGGCCCCTTCATGTTTCCTCTTTGTCAAAGTCTAGTAAGTCTGGATTAATCAAATCTATCATATAATCTTTAATTAAAGCGGTTAGAACTTCTTCATCTTTTTCTGTATGATAATAAACTATGATAATATCATCAACTAGTTTATCTACTAGTTCACAAACCTGTTCAATATCATTTCGATCTAAAGTTGCTAATTCTTTTTTTACGTTAACTATTGCCATATTTTTCCTTTGTATTGAAAACGCCCCCATTATCGTGCATTAGAACCCTAGCGAACCAGCATATAGCAGGATCATACGGGAACTAGCGGCACAGGACGTTACCTTCTGGCGATCAACCCAGCGGCGAGCGTTAATTCGCTTCTTCTCCAGTATTATAGTCAAGTACGGGCTTTTTACAAGCCTCCATCATTCTTTCTAGACTCCACTGTAATGATTCAACATCATCACCCATAGGAAATGATAGTCTACCAATATTCACAATATCTAGATTTTCATCAAGATATACATCATGAATTTCATAAGTAGTATCGGTTTCACCAAGAGGAATCTTAGTTACTTTTTTAACTACTCTATATTGCCAACCCATTATTCTATCTCCGTAATGCTTAAATATAATTCTGTTGCGAGAATTTCAACAGATAGAACTTCTTCTACTGAAAAATCATCTTTAAGAAATTGTGAAAACTCTGTTATGTCTCCAACATGAGTTGGTGAACCTATATCATTAGTATTTTTCCAGAACTTTAGTTGTTGTTCAAGAAATTCTATAACTTTAAGTTGTTTAACTGTTGGTTTCATTTAAGTTCCTTGCTAAGTCTACCAAAATAAGGAGCAGAAGCATGAAGATCAAGATACAGATTATCTACATCATTCAAAGAATAGGACTTACTATTAAGTAGACCAAAAGATTCTCTTTGTTTCATATGGTTATGAACTAACGCCAGAGCATCCAACATAATCTCTAATTCTTCTCTTGTAAAAGTTTTAGTCATATTATTTCTTTCTTTTTGGCAATTTTTTAGATTCTACGGTAGATTTATTCTTATCGTTTATTTCTGGCAATTCCAGAATATCCACTTCTGCTGATCTTATAGCATCAAGCATCTTATTCATATTTTGTAGTCTTTCAACCAACTCCTGACCAACATTAGTTTGTTTATCGGCACTCATGGTAGTTGTAGTTTAACAGAAATTTTGGGTTTGTCAACCCGGTATTCCGCTCTCTAGTCTATAAAGCATAGCCTCTATTTCCAATGTATTTTGTTCTATAACCATTTGTCTAGGTGTTTTATAATTAAACGCCGGATTAGGAGAGTCCAACCAAGCATCAATAAATTCTTCTTGTACTATTCTTTTTAGTCTTTCTTTAAGTTCATCTGATGTTTTCATTGGAATCCTAATCAATCTCTTTCCTTTTAATTACCGGTATATCAATTCCCAGTTCTTGATCTAGTCTATTTAATTCTTTTAAAATTGCTAATCTTTCTTTTTGACCAGTATATATGGCTACTGATCTATTGTGTAATTCTACAATATATTCAGCCGTTTCTTTATCTACGCTTCCATCTGGAATAATATATTCAAATTCATCAACTCTTTCGGTATCGCCCACTTTATTCTTATATAGTATCTTTTCTGTGGGTAGTATAATTCTGCACCAACATTCTTCTCCAACATTACAGGTGGTTAATTTCCAGGGTACAGTTAAACTATACTTGTGGGCTTCGTCATAACTGTTAAAAATTTTATTACTCATAAGGCTATCGGTGATGGATGGTGATTTGTCCTTCCGATCCTTTTGATACTATCACTTTTACTCCATCAAATTCATAACGATCAATACTATCAGATGGATATAGACTGCTGTTGATTGGCTTATTTACTACTCTAAAATTAAAATCCCAGGCTTTACCACTGATACCTTCTTTGTTAAGATGACTAACAATAATATCTCTTAAATTATCTATAGAAAGATCTATTTCTGTAATTATTTTGGTAGTCAAGACCTGTTTATTTTGTATTTTCATTTTGACAAACGCTCCCGAAAATTAAGTAACTGATCTAAAACCGCTTTTTCTCTTTCTACATTTTCTGTTTGATATTTTATTTTATGATCTATATCTTCTACAGTGGCTAATCTAATTTCTTCACAGTTTCTTAAACCATAATACCAATCTTCTTTGGAACAGAGAATAGTATTGCAGTATTGAGGATCATGTTCTGCCTCAACAATTGATATAACACCACCATCATTATTGGTAAGGGCAATTATGTCTCCTTTTTTCCAATTTGGGACATTTTTTAGTTTCGTACTGGATAGTATTTCAGAAAACCAGGCCGCACGATCCTTGTTGCTATTGAGTTCTTCGTCAATACTCTTGCGTTCAGTGTACTCTAGTTTCCAGTATTTGTCAATACCAAACTTATTCCATGTTTTGATATCATAATCTCCAAACGGAGAATCAAATGGCGAGTTTTCATCTACATCTTTTCTATATTCATCATATAAATATTCAAAAACATCTCTTACAACTACAGTTTTAGTATTACTATCCAGAGTATCCCAATACAAACTAATCCAATCTATAACTGCTCCCGGCACATAAGAGTGACGCCCAAGAGCATATCGTAATGCCGCCATAACCATAATACTACCATTAGTATCACAGTTAAATTTATTTTGTTTCGTTTTCACCAATATAATCCTTATATAACTTATAGTTCATGCCCGCCACAAATCCACACTGAAAATAATAAAAATCATTAGGAGTTCCTTCGTGATCTCCATCTAACCATAATTCCTCTGCTAGTTTTTTAGCACTCTCATATCTTTCTTTGATAATATCTAGTTCATTTGAACTCATATCATTCTTTCCACAGTTCCACTTGGCCCATTAATAATTTCTAATATTACTCTCATGCTCATATCAACATCATAAAGCAATTCTGCTACAAGTCCTTGATCGTAACTAAGATCAAAATCTATAGTCATTCTTTGAACTTCTTGAGCGATAGCCTTTATATCATTCAAATCTTGTTGGTTTAGGTGAGTCATTTCTCTATGTGACATATTATGCCTCGTCTAAATTAATATTAAAATGGTTTATAACTCTATAAAAATCTTCTCGTATTTGGGACAAAGCATCATCAGCATCTTTAAAACAATGACCATGTTTTTCCCAACTTCTTAACTGTTCACCAATATCCCACAGAGCAAGAAAATAATCTTGTGCTTTATTTGCTCTAGCAAAAGATGTTATATCTTCTGGTTCATCAAGATTAAATTTAAGAATTGCTTTCATAAGTTTTCTTTCTACAATTTTCACAAAGAGTAGTTATCCATCCATCTTTGTTTGGTTTACCAGCATTACCACAAACCTCACAAACTTTATATGAATATTCTTCTGCCATACCAATAACACCTTCTACATAATCGTCGCCACCAGTAAAGTAAACCCTTAATCCTCCAAACTTTTCTTTAATTTGATCAAATTTTACAGGATAATACTCTAGTTCCTCTTTGATTTGCTCTGGTTTATCTTCAAATATTCTTTTTGTAGACTCAATATTTTTTTCGTGTTGAGATATACGCCAACATATAGATGATAACAATTCGTACCAGCCATTGTTGCACTCTATGCCGAAACTCATACACGATTCCATAGGAGATTTAGTCCTATTAGAAAATAGTTGTGGATATTTTTCGTATAGTTTGTTTTCTAGTTCAGCATCCATTTTAGCACCATACGCTTTCTCTAATAGAGATCAGTTTAATAAGCATATCAGTATCTTCTTGATGATATTTAATTTCAATTTGATTAATCTGGTCAAAATTTAAATTATTAAGATCGGGACGATTAGGACGAGTTTCTGTCCACCACAAATACAACTCTTTAATAGCCATCGCGGAAATGGCTTGCTGAGTTGGTTTGTTGTAGTCGGGATCGTCCTCATTTATACCATAGTCAGCACCAAAAGTCAAGCCAATAGCCCAATCAAGATGATCTAATCCGGCCTGTTTACAGCGACCATTTTTAAATTTATAATTTCTATCTTCATAAGCCTTCATACTATGAGAAATTTCAGTCTCAACATAATCTACCAATTCGTTAAAAAGACCATGAAGAATTTTAGTATCAAACTCATAATAGCATCCCGGTTTTAGTCCGGTCTTAATTATATGAGTTTTGTCTATCCAGCGATTTCTCACATAGATTTCCACATTATGATAAATATCATATGGAAAATAAATAATATCTTGCAGGATTTTTAATCCATTTTCAGCAAGATAATATCTGAACGGATGCTTTCTTTTAGCATCTTCATGCCAAGAGTCCCACTCTCTCCATTCCAAAGCAAATGGTTTTTTGCTGCCACGAACATAGTCAGCAAATTTAGTGCAATTCCAAGGATTAACAAGTGGTGACTTGGTTTCATAATATCCTTTCGCCACACTATTAATGATTTTCTTAACACTATCAAACCAATAATAATCACCCATATTGAGTCCACTTTCTTTTAGAGATAATATCCTTAAACTTCTGTCCAGCAGGAGTAAATTGTACCATACCATCTACACAAAAGATGCAACCATCTTTATCGCCTGGATTATCATATCTGCCGCCACCTTCTTCATCAAAGTGGTCAAAATATAGAGACAGTCCAGTTTTCTTATTAAAGGAATTCTTCAGATTAATCACAAGTTTTTCATATTCTTGGAAAATATCCTCCACAATCTGATCCTCACCCAATTCAAGTCGAATAACAGGCTTAGACTTATCCTCAAGAATAGCATCATAAAAAGCATCCTTAATCTGGTCAGGATCGTCCCAACTCAACCATCGACCAATATTTCCCCAACCAACACTATCGAAATACTTAGCCTTCTCAATAGCCTTAATTTCATCTGGACAGATTTTCTTCAAGTCTTTATATTCAATCACAAAACTACCAACAGCAAAACTACCCATTCCCATAATTAATATTCTCCTTAGTGGTTCTGCCAGTATACCGTATTATCGTCCACTGTCAAGACAAACTTTAAGCGTGAACCACTTTCTTCCTTGAAAGACTTTCCAGAATACTAAGATACTTTTGAGCATCTTCCTTACTATCAAATTCGGTCACAATACTCTGACCATCACTCTTGGGGAGCAAAATAGGCTCACCATGCTTGGTCACAACAAACTTGCTATTCTTTTGCATAACATCATAAACCTTAGTCATTAATCATTCTCCATATGAAGGTAATCGTCAATATCGGGTTGAAAATCATCAGTTTCGTTAAGAACCACAGCAGCATGATACAAAATATGTTCTCTTGGATCATTTCCATCTCTTACATATTCTTGATAACTAATCTGTTCAACATCGCTATCAAAAATATATCTTGCACATTCCATAGCAGCGGTTGGATAATCTACTTTAATCATGCTGTCACCTTATAATAACGCTCGCATCTTTGAATAAAGGATGGAAGCATTTTACGCAAATTATGTGGCATATGGTTTAGAGAATTAAATGTAGCGTCAAAATCTGCTCGCCCAAGAGCAATCTTTAGTCCCATACTCTTACTAAAAGTATCACCCTTACGACACTGAGAATATCCAATATTGAATCCTCCTCTGTCTCCAGTTTTAACAGATACGAGAACCCCATGAGGATTTCCCTTCTTATCACGACTATAACTAATCAGAGTATTCTGAGGAATATTAATATCGTTCATTTGATGTTCTCCTTTTTCCAATTTCTACTAGAGTAATGAATCCTAAGTGGTATACTCGTATTCTACCATGTTATCGTCCGTTGTCAACATCAACATTACGAATTTTCTCTTTTTTTCTGAAATAGGCCCAAAAGATATTCTGTCAAATATTTTAGTTCTTTATCTGTCATTTCGTTAAATTGGTCAATTAGCATCAACTCATTATTGTCACCATATGGTCTATAAATTTGCAAATGAAGATTTCTGGTGATTTTGTCTCGTATTACCTTAAATTTAATACTATCACAAGACATATTATTCAATCAACATTGATTTATTTTGACTCATTTACATCCAAATCAGTCACAAAACTATTATCAAAACTCTGAAAAAGAGCATCAACTTCATCTAAAGTCCAAGGATAATTAGGACTATTATTTTCATAATGCTTAATATGTTCACTCAAACACTCAAGAGCATCCAAAATCATTTGCATATCATGCTTTTCAATATAGTAATTCATTTTTCCTCCACAGAAAGAATATGACAATTATTAGGATAAGCGTTTTGACACTGTTCAATAGCGTGTTCTTTATCATCAGCCATGCAAAAGAAAGCGTAAACTTCGTGATGATTTTTAGGCCAATAGTATTTTACAATATACTCTTTCATACTGCCTCCGTTGTGAGTCTAGTATAACACACTTATCGGATTTTGTCAACAGTCGCCTTTAGAATAAATCAGCGTATCCGTTCCACCAGTCATAAATTCTAATACTGGTAAAATATCCCAAAAGCATAAAATAGAACTAATGCGAGCATTATGCTAATCCTTCAATAAAATCCATATCTAGATTCAGTTCGTCCCAATCATGTGATGTAACATTACCAATTACCAAATAATTATCGTCTTGAGAATAATCTTGGCTTTCATTATATTTAATATAAAAATCTTCCGATAAACTTGACTTCATCTGGTTCAAATCAACCACTAATTCTTGAGCCTCTTTGTGTCCAACAACATTACTAAAACACGGAATAAGATTCATAAGTATTTGTTTTCTTTGAGAATATTGTATAAGTTATCTATCTCGTTTGCTTCTAGTCTTAATTCTTCTGGTTCGCTACTATTATAATTAAAAACACGAACTAAATATGGTTTCTTTTGTAGTAATGAATTATAATGAATCTCTATGAGATCATATTCTAGTTCGATTACTCTGATTTTTGTCATTGTTTACAATAGCATAGTAACGCCAGACGTTTGAGTATACTATGCTTATCGGCAGTTGTCAAATGAAACTTTCATCCGTTGTTCTTAAATTTAATCACAATTTTATCAATATTCTCTCTTAGTTTCAATAGATCATCAAGAGTCAGGAATTTGACCCTTTTAATAGTTTCAAACTTAACATGATCTTTTGTTCGTTCAAAATCTATTTGATAAGTTTTCCCCTCGTCAAGAGTGTAAATGGTAGGTTCAATCATTATTTATTATCACTTAATAAGTAAACAATAACAAAGATAAACTATCCACACAAACATAGAGGGAATAAGCCAAAAAATACTAAATAATGCACCAAAATTAGGGAAAGGATGAGAGGAACTAGTGTCACTGCCATCCTTAATAAAACGATATAAACAATACAAACTTATTAGTATAGGTATAACAATTATGGGAATATACATTTCAAACTTCTCCTATTTTAGTAGGTTTTACTCCATCAAAAGACCACTCATCTCTTATTTGCCAAAATAAATTCTCATGGTTTTGCCCGCAACATTCACAAACCTGTTGATAGTCATATTCTGTTTTACCAGCCCTATCTATTCCATTACAATCATAACCATAAGGATCATATCCATCTGGATCGTAAAGATTTTCACCGGCATATTTATCAAACCAATTTTGGTCTTTCTTGTATGCTTGAGAAATTGTTGGACTATATTTACCCTTCATTTCTTTTCCCTTTTTGGTTCCAAAATAAAAGTTTCATTTCTACTGTTAGTAGTATTACTATAAGTAAGTTCTACAGAAAATACGTTACCGTCTAATGCTGTTTCATTATACGATGGAGTAAAATCCTTGTCTACATCAAAAATAAATTGTGTTTGTTCTTTAGGTAAAAAATATTCATAAGACTGACAAAATCCCCAACCATTAGATAAAATGATCTCTAATTTCTTAGGGTTTTCCTTCATTCTTTTTGCTGATGGTTCTGGAAAATTACTTACAACGTACTTCATATTATACCACTAGTTTCACCCTCGTATTTGTCCTGTTTCAAAATATGTTACATAATCGGATTCGTTATATGCAACAGATAAATTAACTCTTTGTCCTCCAAGATGAATAGCACACCTACAAAAGTCAGTAGTAATTAGTGGAGAATTCGTAGGTACTAAAATAGATACTGGGACTATTCCGAATATTCTTCTGTGTCTTGATAATCTTTTAAAAGTATAGATTGGTTCTTGTCGTGTCTCAAAATTAGCATCTAATCCATATCCAAATAATCCGCGCCTATAATATGCAGAGGAATCTTTTCTACACTTATATGAATTCTCTGAACAGAATTGATCTTTTTGTTGATCTAAAAAATTGAACAGTTCTGGTTTTAGTGGAATAGAATTATGATAAACTATTCTGAATCCTCTATTCATTTTACTTCTACTCTATTGAACAAGTGTGAGTTTTCATTAGTTATTCTCCAATATTTGTTTATATCAAATTAGTTTTAATAACAGATCGTTTAAGATAGATAAAAGTGTCATCATTAATATGCGAATCAATGAATGAGACTACAGAATAATTTCCGTCTTTATGAACGCAACCATATACTTCATATCCAAATTCATTGCTATACTCTTTGCTCATATCAACAAAGATTTTCATTTCGTCTATGATACTATCATTAGATTGAAATTTAGGAAGAAACATCGGTTCTTGTTTCTTCTGACACATATTATAAAGAGTATCTGATGGTACAACAATAAGTTTTTTACCTTTGTAAAGGTATGATTCATGCTCACCATATACGTTCTTAAAAAGTAAAAACCCAGCTGTTATTGGTAACAAAGATTTAATAAGACTTCTTCTGTTCATTTCTTTTCTCCATGTTGATAATAAAACTTATACAATCCTTCGATTCTCCTAGTAATTTGAATCCATTCTTCAGTATTTTCGTCTACAGTACCCCTATAGTCTTGCACACAAGAAATAGCATAAAGAATATCTTCAGCCAATGGGGATGGTTGATAACAATAAAGTGATTTATTCATTTAATTGTCTCAAAGACCTCTCATATCCAAACGTATCCTTGCAGATCCCCGTAACTTTATTTGGTTCAATTTTATTTTGTGGTTTAATTGGTAACTTTTGAAAGACCCACCATTCGCTACCATCATATTCGTGTCTTTCAAGCCACCAATCATCTCCCACAACTACTAAATCTTTTGCGACTTCTGTTGCTCCATAACTATTATCATATTCAACATCTGCAATTTTAACAAAATGCTCCCAGTCAAAATAGCCATAATTACTTGAGCCTATCCATCTAACATCAGATCGTGTTTTACTATTATCATTAAGAGCGCCGAGTGTTTCACTTAAAAGATTCATTTAACTCCTCACAAACTAGTGCTATTTCTTTTTCATCAAGATGACCATCTCTATGAATAAATGGAAAAGGTATTCTGATTAGGGTTATCTTTGTAAATTTACGTTCACTACCATCTCTAAGTTTTCCTGTTCTGTACATTACATCAAAAAATTGGTCTTTGTAAATAAAAGAAAAAATCTTATTCACTTTTGCAATAGGTGCTAGGCCCATTTCTTTTCTCCATTAGGATTATAAAGAGTTGTACTCATTAAAAAATATTCCGTACTATCAAAATGTTCTTCTCCCCAATCTAATGCTTTTTCACCATCATCAAAGGGGCCAAAGTATTGTGTTCTTTCTCTTGGGTCAACAACTATTAGTATAAATTTTAGTTCTTTTTTATCAGTATAGGTCATACTTCAAATTCTTTCTTTAATTCTTCATATTTTCTGCGTTTTGTTTCGTTGGCAAGTTGCTCCGCGTGAATTCTCTTTAAATATTCTTCATCATTTTCTAGTCTGTGTAGATAAACTCCAAAAACTGGAGCATCTCCATAATTACAAAAAGATATAAACAATCGCTCATTTTCCTTCAAAACATACTTTTGTTCAAGTGATTTCTTAATGTTTTGAAGATTCTCTATAGCAGCATCAAATGATCCAGACAAATCCCTAATATCAATAATTTCAATACGTTTATTTATCATTCTTTTTTCAGAATTCATTTTACCGCTCCGAGATTCAATATTCTATCTATAAATGCTAAACACTGTAGAAGCGCAATAAGATACAATAGACGATATTCCCACAACGGAATAGTTATCATTTCTTTTCCTCTTGACCATCAAACACTAAAGCAAATTCTTCTGCTGCAATAAAAGCCATATTTGCAGCCTTATTCATCGCTGTTCTAATCTCTCCTTCTGTAATATTTTCAGGTGCAGAAATCTTCTTCAACCAACTAGTAAAAAGAGTCTGACCAATATCAACAAATCGCTCTTGTGAAAATTTCATTATTTTTCTCCAATAGTATTGTAAAGAAAATCAGCCAATCCCTTTAGTTCTTCTCTACTACAAGTATAACCAATACAAGTATCATTTCTATCATTATAAAAACTAATGTGCATCCTATTGTGACTCCAAAGGTCGATTCTAACGTCAACCGTTTTTTTTTGATCAATATAATATTGTGCTTGTTTTGTATTCATTTGTTTTCCTCCAATAGTTGTTCTATCTTGCCTAACTTTAAAAGTAGATCAGCATCCCTTTCAAGAGAGCGACGAAATGATTCTTCTTGAGATTGCTGAACCATTATGACCATATCAATTCGGTGAGACAAAACGGACAATCTATGATAACAAACAGCAAAACTAACAATAATAAGTCCTAGATAAACTAAATCAACTATCCAATCTCTCATTTTTTTTCTCCAATAGACTTATAAATAAAATCGGCCAAACTTGTTAGACTCTCTTTATCCAAATTCATAGTAATCGCTTTGCATAATTTTAAAGACGCTTCTGCAAAAGTATAATCCAGAGTTAGACTATACATTGGTTTCATATCACTTCTAGGAAAAGACATCTTATTGAGAGTTCTTGTATAATAGTTATTTTCGCTAAGAGTAGCGACCAGATTTTCGCCCACAATCTGTTGATCAGTCATTATTTTCTCCAATAGTTTCCTCTAGCAGATTAATAGCCGGCGCTCGCTTTACTTTCAATTCCAAGACTTTTCAACAATTGATCTACATCTGTGATCTTGACACCCGTCAGATCGGCACCACTCAGATTGGCATCCCTCAGATCGGCATCCCTCAGATTGGCATCCCTCAGATTGACACCATGCAGATCGGCACCATGCAGATTGGCACCATACAGATTGGCACCACTCAGATCGGCACCACTCAGATTGGCATCCCTCAGATCGGCATCCCTCAGATTGGCATCCCTCAGATTGACACCATGCAGATCGGCACCATGCAGATTGGCACCATGCAGATTGACACCATGCAGATCGGCACCATGCAGATTGGCATCCCTCAGATTGACACCACTCAGATTGGCACCATGCAGATCGGCACCATGCAGATCGGCACCGGGGCCAATTTCAACTTCAACTTCTTTTATAATTTTGATTTTCATTTTCATTCTTCACTCGCTTTCTATGAACTACCATTGTGTTATCGGACAATCGCCATAATCTAACATTTATTCTCCAAAGAAGCCTTTTTATCATCAGTGATTTCGTTTTTGTTCATTTCTTTTCTCCAATCTATCAAGTAGAATCTCATATAGGTCATCTACTGATATTTTATTTTTGTACAAAATTTTAATTTTTTCTGGTGTCTCAAATGGTACATAATGATGTATTTCAACATACAAAGAATACAAGTCTAGTAATTCAGTATTGGATAGATTTTTAATCTCTTCAAGTGTCATTATTTTCCTCCACCATACCATTCAGATATTTAGCCAAATTTTCCACATCAGTTTCAGTCCAAGGATAATTATGCCCATTAGCAAATCCATGCTCAATATCAAGTTGGTAACTTTCAATATCAAGTTGGTAACTTTCCAGAGCATCAAGAATTAAACCAATATCATGTTTTTCAAGATTAATATTCATATTTAAATAGACTTTCTATAGATATAGTGCAAGTTATCGCAACGTCAAGCGTCTAGAGAGAATCGAACTCTCATCATTTGATTGGAAATCAAAGGTTCTACCATTGAACTACAGACGCAAAAGCTGATTTTTAATTAATATCCTGCTGGGGAATCGAACCCTAGTCATCCATCCACAGTGTTTATGACACAAGCTTAGAAGGCTCGTTGTGGCTACAGCAAGACTCGTATTGATTAAATATTTTTATATTCTTTTATATCACCATTTTGTACTATTTTCTTGTCTTCATAAGGTGATGCAACACGACGATAAAATTCTTGTTTAATATTCTCTAGAACGCCAGTAATAACAGCAACCTTTTTATATGAAGGCTTATTAAAAGGGAGGTTGATAAGACTAGCAAGTATTCTAGAAAAACAATAGTTAATATCTCCTGCAATATTCAATACTTGGTCATCGTTTAGATTAAAATCAAAAACATTATCTGTAACATTATTCTTGATACATAGAACCATATGCTCTATACATTTATCTAGATTTTGACGCCTAGTTTCTTCTATGTATGGCATATTAAAATCCTATACGACACTTCTCTGCAACGCTAATCTCTATTTCCTTAGCTGTAAACCAGCGAGAATCATATGATCTTCCATTCCACCAGCCACATTCATACGTTATGTGATTATCTCCACGTATTGTTATACCGGTTATAACACCAAAAATGTCGTTAGTCAACTTAACCTGACTACCGATTCCGTATACATCAATAGTATTTTTACTCATAGTTATCCTTTCATTTGTATGAATCAAATATTTATTTTAAATAAGGGCGGTGAGAATCGAACTCACACTTGAAGGATTTTAAGTCCTTTGTCTCTGCCGTTGGACTACGCCCTCGCGTACATCAATCATTCTACACTAGTATCGTCAACTGTCAAGCTCGTCTTGAGAATTTTGTTTTTCTAGCAACATATTATTAATCCACGATAATTCTTTAGTAAGCTCTTGAAGGTCTTGTAGTTCTACTCTTAGCTTTTTCAATTCATCTCTAGCATTAAGAATATCAAATTTATGCGGAAAACTATGTTGTTCTATGCAATTAAGGATATAGTCTAGTGGCTGTGATAATCTATTCATGTTTATTCTCTGGTAGATATTTTCTAAATTTGACGGTAATAAATGTGCCTAAGAATGCTCCAGACGCCAATGGTATTAGATACCAAACGTTTTTAGAATAACTTAACACACCAAATGCTAAAAGGCTATATATAATAGCAGTACATGATGATGCTAAAACTGCCTGTCCGCGATTAACAGATATTACATATGCTGCATATAAACAATCAATAACCATATATACAACAAAGATTGTAATAGCTGTTACATAACTAAAATCATTCATATAGATCTTTTAGCTCCATGAATATATTTTAGGGTTGGAAATCGTAGACTAATTCCGCCGTCTTGATTTTTAGTTTCTTCAAAATATTGAACAGTAATTATTTTACCGATAATATCATTAGGGTTTCTATAAAAATGCTGACGTTCCGCTATAGTAAAACCACTTCCAACATCTACATTATATCCCTTGTGTTGAATAGTAACATTAGAGAGCATTTCTTCTTCGCACTCTTGGCCGTCCTTAATATACCTAAATATGCCAAACTTCACAGATTTTACCTCATATTCATCATCATTAAAACTTTTATACTTTAAAAGATCTTTGCTGCGCTTTCCTTTATATGGAGTATCGGCACGTAGCATCAGCCCCTCCCACTTTAATGAGGATGAAACAGAAATCCATTCATTAAAATGCTGATCGTGATTAACTTTATCTTGATTTAAAACGCTAAGACATGGACACTCATTATTTTTCAATACTTCTACAAGATTGGCTAATCTAACAGAATACGGGCGATTTTTTGCTCCAACCTTAGAATAAAATTCTTCATGCGAAATCATGTCAAAAATTTTGTATGAAGGATTAGAAATAATATGATCCTTCTTTTTAATTTGCTTCATAATTCCTTGAAAATCTTCATTACCCTCATCATCGACTAAGCAAATTTCACCATCAAACACTACATTGACAACATTAAGATTCTTAATACCACCGCTAACAACGCCAAGAGTAGTAAATTTCTTTCCTTCACGGGAGTAAAAAGTAGTATCGCCACGATCATCAACAACGCCAATACATCTACAATTATGTTTGAGTATACCATTAGCGAAAAAATTAGCATTATCTGCAACTTCTAGTTCGTATTTATCTCTACTATCTATTTTTGTAATACTTTTAATTTTAACAGTTTGCATAATTTTGTCTTAATTTTTCCTATATCTTTCTGTATGTCCGATGCCCACAAACAGTATACCTTATAGCCAAAACTTTTCAAGTGGTTGACACGAATTTTGTCTTGTTTCCAAATATCTTTAGCACACAATTCTCCCGCCCATGTTACTATTATGTCATTTGGTTTATATTTTTTAGGATTAGCATGAAATGTATCTCCATAAATTTCAATAATTATTTTACTTGTTGGTATAATTATATCTGGCCTAGGATTATATTTTCTTTTTAAGCTTTTATTATATCTATTAAATTTTATACCTTCTATATTTTCGCTAATATATATGACATTATATTCATCTAATATAGATTCTATTCTTTTATGAGGTATAGATTTCTTTCCGTTGTTGCGTCTATAACTTGGTAAATCCACAGGATTTTCAACACCATATTTTTCAATAAGTGTTTGTTTGCTTTTTTGTTTTACGCTCTCTAATTGAAACACATTAGTAATGTCTTTACCATATTTTTTTGCTAAAGTTTTTTTGGTTGTTGAAGATTGAAAATTATTTTTATATCCATATTTTTTTAGATTTGTTTCCTCCCTTTGACGTTTTGTAAGAGGATTATTCATAGCCTCTTTAATCGTTTGAGTCTTAATTCCTAATTCTTTACATCTTGCAATAATGTGTTTTGCTTGTATTTTTGGGTCATTTAGTTCTCTTTCTAAGGAATAGCAGGAACGATTAAGTTTAAGAATATTTTTAGTTAAATACTTTTTAGTTAAAATTTTATTTCTATAGCAACATATATAGTTTATATACTCTTTGCATTTTGCTTGGTGTCCATATAATTGCTGTTTGGTTTTTAATCCAGTTTTATTACAATATTTACATTTCACATTAATTACCTCGTTGATATTTAATACACCTTATCGAGAAAATTAGATGGAAATTTTAATTGTCAAAAAAAACTTCTTCATCACCATTTAGTTCGTCTACGCGACGATAACACCTAAGTTTAGGAAGATATACTGTATCGTTACCAGTAATATTAAGAATTGATCCATTTTCTAATGTAATTTTGTACCACTGTGTAGGCCGAGTTTCAGAAATATCATGAAGATTTTTCATGTGGTTTAGGATGGGCTTAAATTCCACTTTTTTAGTTTTATGATTGTAAGACTTTACGCTGCCAGAAATTTGGTTGTTGACAACATAACCTATTGACATCTTAGTTCCATCCTCAAATTCAACAATAGTATCATAGTCTACACAGCCATCAATTTTTCTGCTAACATACCAACCATCCTCCCAATCTACCAGTTTAGGCTCGTATTTATCTGCAAGAGCAACACTAAATTCTGGAATATGATCTGGAATAGCCTTATTAATAATCTTATCCCCAGCACGGGTTTTCAAGTCTTTATCAATTACGCAATGAATAAGTTCTTCGTATTCAGAATAGTGTTCAATAAAACTATTAACAGCACTAATAGCGTCATGGCCAGTAATTTTACGACTCTTTAGAGCATCAAGCAAATCAAAGAAATTCTTGTACTCATTGTTGCTGGCTACAAGATGATTCTTCTTTTTCAGATTATCACTGGTGACATTATACTGCCAAAGTGGATGATAAGTATAGAGAAGAATTTTCCTAGCAAATACCGCTGATGGATTATCAAAAATTTCACAGTAAATCTTAATAATATCTTCTTTATCTTTTGTACTGCTAGTATTTCTGAGAGCAGAAACCATTTTCCAAACATAATCAAAATGGTGAGTCATTCAACAATCTCCTGTGTTAATGTATTCTAGCAAAACGTTTTAATTTTGTCAAGACTACATGCTATTTTTGTTGTAGGCTTGCTGATGATCAATGTATTTGTTATCTGTAAGATGATTAAAGATATCCTTGGCTAATGTACTAACACTTTTAGAATAATTTGTGTTATCATTTATTTGCCAAGAATATCCTTCATCTAGCTTTTTACATTCATATCCATGAGACTTTGCCCACGATCTAATATCTTTCCAAGTCATTAAAAATCTGCTTCTGTTTCACAGTCACAGTATTCATCAAGATAAAATGTAGCTTTATATGCATCAAACAGTCTAGCTATTTTAAGTTCTACCATTACAGCAAGACCATCAATAGCATTAGTAATATCATCGTGTGTCATGTCTGCTTCAAGTACACCGTATGAAATATCGTTCAAAGAATCAACTATAGAATGCAAACCCATAATCTGGTTCTCAAGTTCAAATCGGTTCATAAAAACTCCTTCAAGGATAAAAACGTGAAAATTCGCCCTGTATATCACTTACAAAATCACACTTATCTGATGCGTCTTCATAATCTGGCCCATAAATAAAGGTTTTTGGGATTTCTTTATAAACACCCTTAGATTTTGCTTCCTGCCAATCTAGCTGACCATATTTATTCCAATATAGATACTTATATGATGCATCAGACTTTGTTTCTTGCAAAAGTTTTTCCATTACTATGCATAGCTTTTGCTTTGCAGACTGTGGAAGTTTGCTCCTTAAAAGGTCATTAATTGCATTTTTAGAATATGTCAAAAAATCAATTGATACTTGTTTCCTCAGTTTCATTTTCTAAATCCTTTTCGTTTATAGACAAAAATGCTACCCAATTTGTATTACTGCCATCTTCTACTTCATCGTCACCGCAAGATAGTTCTGTAATATCAACTGGATATTCCTCTCCATTGCTAAAATCATATAAATTAATATCAGTGTCTAAAAATAAATTATTTTCTCTAGCGCGTTTATTAATAAACTTTTTAAGATCACGCCAAGTCATGGAAATCTCCTTTTGATGTTAGTATACCTTATCGTCAGTCTAGTGTCAAGACCTTGAGGCATTTTCTACTTCTTCAAGATGATTAAATCTAGATGAGATATTAGCATACCGATTTGGATCGGCTAGTCCTGTATCTATCCTAGATTTTGAAGTAACATAAAAACCCTTATCGTCTTTGCACAAAACTTGTGAATCTTCAATAGTAATTTTATATTTAGAATGATCAGCAATCATATCCGATGTGCTACCATACGCTGTTTTGGTTGTAATAACCGTTCCAGTTTGATGTAGCGGTGCTTTATAATGTTTCTTTGCCATAATTTCTCCTTATTTTTTATCAAATAACATACAATTTTGTTCACTATCCCACGATGCTTCGATTTGACCAGCAACAGCCATTTTACACAAACTAATGCCAAGTACCCAATTATTTATTTCCGTAAAGATTTTTTGCAGAATGAAACTATTTATCATATATTTATTATCTTTAAAGATACTATATTGTTTAATAAGAGATTTTACTTCTTTGGGTGTAATATAATCTTTAAACTCAGATAGTGGCATATTTAAACTCATAGCAACATCTTTACCAATATGTTTGGCCATTCTATTTAAATTTTTAATTTTTACTAGATTATCGTCCATAGTATTCTCCTAGCTTACCAGAGTAGCCTCATATTTATTAATAGCATGATCCTTCATTTTTAGTTCAAAATCTATATCAAAATCTAGACCATGAGTATTAAATGATTGTAGTGCATAATCAGCGTGCGCTCTAGGGTTGTTACCTGGGCGGCTTTCGCTATAGTGGAATAGTGGCTTAAAACCTTTCCATGTTGCATAGCAAGCGTTTATAGCCTCTTGTTCTGATAGGCCATCTGGATGGCAGGCATGATGTAAATAATCAAACGTGATGGGGATATTGGTCTTTGGGTGGAATATTTCAGTAAGCTCTTTAACACTCCAGCAGTTTATTTTATCGTCATTTTCAATAACCAGCCTACTACGACAATTGGGGTCAAGAAGATTAAAACTGTTAAGAAATCTAGCAATAATATCGTCATATGATCCGTTCTTATTATGTACGTGTAAATTCATTGGGGAATTATAGTCTGCTGGACATCCGATTCTGTCCATGAATGAAGAATAGAAATTAAGCTCTGTGATGGTTTTGTCAACTGCTGCCTGATTAGTAGATGCTAATACATTAAACTCTGAGGGGTGAAGAGAAACGCGAACCCCAGTACGGGAAATAGTTTCCTCAATAAGATCAAAACTGTCTTGAATATCGTCATAGTTTGGAAGATCATCTAACTCTATATTGGCTTCATCATATGTAATAAGAGGAAAAAGGTCGCTACTTAGTCTATATGTCCATACGTTCTCTGCACAATACTGTATGATTTTATTGGTAGCATACATATTGTTCAATATGCGTTCCCCAAGTATCTCTAGGGCTTGCTCCCTAGGAAGGCTGGAGAATCTTTTAAATGTCATTGTTTGAAACTTGATTGGTTCGTCAAGCTCTTGCAGACTTAATGAAATACAGCACAATCCATACATATATTTACTTTATATTATCAATATTATTTGGTCAAGAACTACAAAAATTACTGACGTTTCCTATACAGGATTATACATCGTCCAGAGGTCTTGTCAACCTTGAGATTTCTTCCAACTGAACAAACTATTTAGCCATGCTTTTCTTTTACTACAGCTGCACTCTTTCAAACCAAACCACTCTTTAAATCTCTCTTGAGTAATACCAACAGAGGTTAATACATTCTCCACAAGATCGCCCAAGCCTACTACATTTGGATCTAAATGACTAGATGGACTCACGCCAAGCTTTTCTAATTCTTTAATTACTGTGTCCATTTCTTGTTTTATATCTGTCATTTTTTTCTCCCTTTTTTGGATTTTTCTCCCTTTTAATATCTTATAAGGGGTTTTTCTGTGGGTTGTTTGCCCACTTATGACATAGTAATATACACCTAAAATTGATTAAAATGGGAAGTTATTCACACACTCTACATATCCATTTAACACTACAAAATAAGATATAAGATAATACAACAATACATAATAGTATAGAGTACAAACATAGGAAGGGGATGGATGATAATATATTGAAATTAAATGTGGTTGATTCACATAACAAATAATTATTGTATATTGGTTTCATTTTTAGTCTAGGTATAGTGTGTGTGTAGTAGGTATATAAGAAGACCCACTAGAGGATAGTATGATCTAGTGGGCCTTAGAGTAATATTTAATTATTATCGTTAGAGTGTGATAGAGCGTACTCTATAGTACTTAGATACTGATCTACTTGTTTAGGGGTAAGCTCTTTACCATTAGCAGCAAGGGCGTATCTATAGGCTAGTCTTTGTTTAGGACTCATCTTAATTAAGTCTTGAAGCTCTTTGATTTGTGAGCGATCCTTGACTTTGGCGAATGTTTTAAATGATTTATACAGGTCTGAGTAATCCTCTTCTCCGTGAAGATCGGTCATAAAGTCTGAGAATTCTCTTTTTGTTACCATATTATTCTCCTACTAAAATTTGACCCTATTATACGTGAAAAATCACATAAAATGATAACTTTTCATGATATTTAGCGTCAAACGGGCCTATTTTATATACTATGGACGAACGGGTATATGTACCTTAACAATCTTATGTGGACTTCTATACATATTAGGAATAGCATCGGACCTCTTTTCTGGTCCCATATATATATACCCGTATCCTCCACCATAAACATGAAGACCCAGTAGATCAATATCTTGCACAGTATATACTCCAGCATCTGTAAGATATTGTTTTTCTCCATCAGCATTAAGATAGTAATTTCCAGATCGCCCAATAACCTTTATGCGATCACCTCTTTGTAGACTAGTCCAATCAGATACCTCTTCGTATCTCTTAGTCTTCTTCTTTTTTACCTTACCAGTGACGGCTTTATTATTAGCAACAAACTCGTGACCGCAATGTTTACAAACATGCGCTCTAGCCCCACTAGTATTATTACAATTTTTACAAAGCTTTTGACCACGCTTCAGTTTCATATTAATCTCCTATATATGGATCTCACTGACTACCAGTACAGGCCAGATCTTATTAATTTAGATGATACATCGCGCCATTATACATCAGCATATTGAGATTGTCAACTTGAAAAAGCTCAAACTCACTGACTATCAGCATTGTGGCGAACTTTGTATTTTAGGTGATACAAATGACACATTACCAGTAGCTTTATTAAAATGTACAAAATAACTTTGACTAATATACCTACCTTCTATATCATTAACATATCGCTTACTATATATATTAACACGCCACCGATCATCGTATACGTTAATGCTCTTGCACATTAGATAATCCTTTGGCTTTTCAACATACTTAAAAATAACATCACAAGGCGTAATATCATTATCCTTAACATCACTAATCTTACGAGCAGGGAATCCTTCAACACTCTTCATAATATAAGTCTCCATAATGAAACCTCACTGACTGTATTGCAATAACTTGATCTCAACGCTTCGCGTGAGACACTCCGCATCTTGCGTAGATTATCCATGTTCCCTAGCTTAACATATTAGGGAATATAATCCCGCACACTACCCATTATACCATATCGACATACTGATCACAAGGTCTTGAGAAGAAAGGACTTACGACTCGTATTCTATAGAATGAACGTAAGTGATTGAAAATAAAAGACTTATGAATTGGGGGGCGGGCCGCGTTCGCCCTAAACCCTTGTGGCACAAGGACTTAGAACGAATCGGAACTTAGCGAGAGCGGGATAGCGGGCGAATATATAAACTTATCCAAAATACCCGCTACCCCAACCCTCCCACTAACTAAGCGGTAAGACTGAAAACCTTTTCGTAATCCTTATCGGTAAACGTATCGGCACGACGCAGAATCGTGTTCCAGCGGTCAGCGGAAGTACCCATTAGACTGCCAGCGATCTCATCGAACCGAACCCATGTAGTGTTATCAAACTTCTGTCCCGCACGGGTCAGACCGTTAATAATACCGAACAGGTTACGATTCCCAGCCTCATATTCTCCATACTGATTCAAAAACTCGGTAGCCTCACGCTTGCTCAGTTTATAATCCGAAGCATAAGCCGCGATGATACCCTTCACACTAGCCTTACCAGTTTCCATAGAACGAGTGGCAAGAAAGGTCTTAATACCGGGAGCAAGGAGCGGAATCTGATACTGGATATTCTTAGCAATTTCAGTCTTAAGAACATCAAGATCAATGTTACCACGATGAACCCGTCGAATCTTCTCACCCGCAGTCTGACCCCAGATGCAACCGTTCATGCAAATAGCACGAAAAAGGCTAGGCGTCTGACTAATACGGCGAGTACCAATCTCGCAATTACCAACACTAATCATGCCACCATAATCACTATCATCGGAACCGTAGTCCATGATAGTGTCGGGAATAAGGATATTACCATAGATAGTATCCTCATCTCCACGCCAGTGACTAAAACGACCGCCGGGAATAAACTCCGCGAGGGTTTCAAGATACCAGCGATTATCAATCGGAGCATACTTATCGGTCACGAAAGCACGACAAGTACCATCCGTATAGGTACGGAGTCGGAACTCCTTATCTTGGTCAATATGACGCAGAGCGTTATTACCAACAATAGCCATCGTGTTAGCATCGTTAGCATCAAACGATTCGCTCTTACGCATCTCACGCAAAAACGTGGACGATGGAATATCGGTACGCACACTGAACTGCTCCATAGCATGATCGGTTGGTCGGAACTTGCGACCATCATTCAACTGGAAAAAGAAATCACCATCTTTTGCAACGCACGAAATGCTCTTGGTCTTGACCATAACATCCTCGCGGTTCTGCACTGCCACTTGGGCATCCTGCATAACCTGTTCATAGGTCTTGGTCTTTGCCCACCAATCCTTATGAACGTGCGTACCGTCTTGAAAGCCTGTGCCAGTAGCACCTTGCAGGGTACGAACAAACGAACCAGCATCAGCGGAACTATTAATCTGCAACTTTTCGTAACTCATCTTCAATCTCCTAGTAGTGGGGTATCAACTTTTCGTATTATACAGAATTATTCAGCGTTGTCAAGTGATGGAAACAGAAAATCAAAACAAGCATTACAAGTACCAGAAATAAATAGTTCTCTTTCTCCAGCCGTCAAATAGGGCATAGCGTCTTGAATGGGTAGCGAACCGCTCAACCAATCAACCATATCCTCGCGGTTATAAAAGATAGTGAAATACGTCCCACAATGCTCACAGCGAACGTCTGCAATAGTTGTACGATTATCACTAATGGCAACCATGATTTCTCCCTTTTCAACCATCATACCATAGATATCGGTATGGTCAATCCCTCATTATATACTCGCTGAATAGTAGTTATCGAAAACTTCCTGCCACGTTGGAAACTCGTAGAACGGATCGCCCTCGTTTACACACTCTCCTGTCTTATCATTATAAACATCATAGAAATCTACATTACGCTCGTCCATATCGCGGGCCGAATCGTAACACGCATATACGCTAAACTCTACATCATCCATAATATAAGTGGCAACTCGTTCGTTCATATGCTTATCCTCTTTGTTTGGGGGAAGATTGGTACTTTATGTGATAACACAAACTATTCCGATTTATTTATCTTGATAAAGCATACTCCAAATAAATATCATAATCATGAGTTCTATCAAATAATCTCCCTATAGTGAAATGATAACATAACACAGTAGGGCGAGTAGGAGTCGAACCTACCTATGGTCACCTTATAAGAGTGATGGATGCAACCGGCTTACCTTTCGCCCCATGAACGAGCAGCCCACACCATTATAGCATGGGCCGCTCGTCCGGTCAAGGGAGATCAACGATAGCAGGAGGTTTCCACCATCTTAGCAAACAGCAGGGTTCGCACGGTATTATCCATAGCACGAACCACAGCATACTTACCATTCGGGCCAGTACCAACACGCTCAACACGACCCGTGTGGAACTTCAGAATGTTCCTATTACCATGAAGCGGATACTTGCAGCGAATATGACGATCCTTCTTCAGACTAGCAAAATTATTCATATAATCAACCTCCAAAAACTTCAGACTCAACTTGCGAGAAAGTCACGTTGACCTTCTTCCCTTGACAATCAACCACAACACCCTCGCGGGTAATCTTCACAACAGTACCAACCTTCAGTTTAGTACCAAGACCAACAATCTTCATATTAGTTCTCCTTGACGTTACTACTACCACCAACTATCATACATCACGGTGAGTCCACTGTCAAGAGCCTCGCGGGCTTTGACAATAAACTCCAAATCTTGTTCCTTATAATGATCGTCACTATTACTACCAAAGAAGAAGCCAACGGTGTCGGGCAAACCGTAACCACGCACAGCATCTTCTAGAGAGTTTAGATCATCATAATTCAATTCAACCGGAATACAGTTGAACTCACTCATACCATTATCATCTTCATCCTCGCGGCGACCTGGGCGACCCTTGGATTCCCAAAGGTTTTCCATCCAACCTTGAAGATTAGGATGCTTACGCCAATAGGCAAGTTCTTCTTTCTCGCCATTATTGTCAATGCAATATGCAAACTGATCCAGACCCATAATAAACTCCGTGTTAGTGGTGGCTAGAGTCGATACTAGATTACTTGGGCTTCATCTAGTATCGACATTCTAGCGGAACAACTTTAGAAAATCAAGCCTCAACCGTTTCGGCTACTTCCGCCTTGGGAACCTTGACCTTCTTAACCTTGGGGATAGCAAGGCTAACGCCAGCAACACGCTTGGCCCACACCTTATAACCCTGCTCCTTCATGGTTTCAGTCTTGACGGGATGAACCGCAGCGATGGTGCCAATGCCATGAACCGCAGCCAGAAGCGTACCACGAACAGCATTGGTGTCAATACCAACGGGCGAATCCGTCAAAACATCAACCGTAAACGAAAACTTCTGCATAATAGACTCCTTATCAAAGTTAGTGTTATCAACCATTACTCCAATGATTATACATCTATTATCGGGTCTGTCAACCGCAATCTTGAAAAAAATTTTTATTTGTCATAAGTCGTTGGTACGTAAGGACTTACGGCGAACGCGGCCCGCCCCGTTGTTCCTAAATCCTTGGTGGGCAAGGACTTAGCTCAAGTGTCTCCAACGCGAACCACGCAGCCGATTCCCCGCAGTTCTTCAGCAAGGGCGATAGCGTCCCTACCAAACGTAACCGTGAGAGTATTTGGCCTACCACCAGAATACGAACCAGTGGACACATATGTTCCATTCTCATAATGTCCAGCACTTTGCCAAGAACCACGAACCACATCCATCCAATCCTTGGTATCCTTCAAGCCCCAACGGGTGTAGTTGCGGATAATACGGATAGCAGAGATGAAGTTGTCTTGAGGCACACTCTTAACAGTCACGTTGGTTCCTGTCTTCTCACACGCTCCAACCAGAGCCTCCACGGCACGACCATACAGTTCGCACTGATAGTCACCGCACTGAGCGATCAGCCAAGCAATCTCACGCACCGTCATCTGAACGTTAATCATTTTATTTCCTTTAAAAGTTTTTGTAGACCAGTTCCACGTATTTATTAACCAGTTCACTTACCGATATCTCATGCAATCCAATCAATTCTTTGGCCTTATTTACGTTGTGCTTATTTACAGCGGCCATTCTATTCTTGAAAAAACTAAGAATATAAATCATCGCCTTTTCACGTTCTTCATTCATACTTAGGATAATCCTTTGGGTAATCACTTTCTGGTCGTTCTGGTTTAGGTTGGCCCTCATATGGCATCCACCACGGAGCATCCATACGATCCACAACACCGCAACCTTCTTCACAAATTAGAATATGAGGACTTACCAAATCATTAAGATGAATTTCATATCTTCCTCTCCACACTCCAATATATGGCCCGAAATAGTAAACCTTCTGGCCGTTAATAGGGCGTCGAGAACCGAAAAAACTAATCCATTCCATTATCTAAGTCCTTAAGTTTATCCTTTGAACACATTTCCCTTTTCTTATCATTATGCAAACGGTTATCTCTGCAATACTTGCACGATCCATGATTACGACAACTAGAGTCAAACCTTTTGCTCTTACGATACTCTTTACGCTTCTCTTTACCAGACTTAATGCTCTTATCAAGACTCATATAAATGTACCATATATTCTAGAGTTATGATATAAGTTCTAAACAAGTTCCCAAAGTTACTTCTCTAAGTAAAACAACCATTTTACTACAAGCATCATCTATTTTTATGAGATTATAACGATTCCTTTTACCCGATCTTACCCTACAAATGAGATAAGTGCAACAATTGTGATTATCAACAATAGTTTTGTATACGCTAGTAATCATTATTTCCACCTAAAAGTAAACTTAGTAGCCTCGTTATCGCAAACGAAAGACTCTCATTTGTCACCATTATATCATCTATTTTTATCAAGTCAAGTACCGACCACTGATAGTTTTACGAACAGCCTCTCGGTACTAATCCGTTCAACCTTAGTTAAGGAAACTATCAGCAGAATTGTAACCAGCGGAATCTTTTACGCCCCGATTCCTATAACCCACACGATTGCCCCTTGTCAGGATCGGATGGAAACCGCCCACGGAAACCTTCCTAAGATTGGTCATGACTCAATCCGTCTGGCTCTTGGTGACGATTACTGGTTGTATTGGTCGTGGTGGGGACGCGATCCCCCATAGATTAAGCATTGGTTCCCAGTGCATAACCAGCACAGTCGTCCCCAATGGGTTATCTTAATTTAGTCCCGAGCATGAACCCACGAAAGTTTGTCATAGTACGCTAGGTTTAGTGCTGCTTCTCTATCCTAGCACGGCTTAGTATGATGTTATCTCTGGCACTCAACCGCTATGTTTGTATGGTGGAGATTT